CAAGCGTTGCGTTTGGTAACAGAATAGCTCAGGAAACACTATTGGCCTACAATGGTGTTTTCGCATGTATGTGCTTGCTTATAGGAGTGTCGCGAGACCGGTGTTGCTATAAGTGTGCAGAAATAAGCAAGGGCGGGTTTGGGAGTATACCTCTCATTCCCGCCCATTTTTTTTGCGCAAAAAAAATGAGGGCGTATCTATAAAAGATAGCCCCCATCCTTAATCTGATAAGCTTAGACCGTGTATCCGCGAACGTCTTCAACGAACGAATGCTTTCTCATATGATGTTCGTAAGACTCTTTGATGATCTGATAGGCGATATCGACCTCGCCGTTGGTCAGCTCACGCTCTTTGAGGAAATTTTCGTAGTTATCATATACCTTGAAAATTCTGTTGAATTCCTCTCGGGACACAGGGATCTTTTCGTCTGCCACTTTGGTAGCGAAATCTATAATTCTATCCCTGCTTCTCTGGATAAACATTTCTTCTGTTAGCTTAGTATTATCCTTCAAGGCTTCGGTGACACTGGCAAGGCTTTTATTGAACTCTATAATAGAGCTGTCGTATACCTTGGCTCTGTCATTAACCCAACACATCCAGCTATTGCGTTTTGAAATATTGTCTTCGGAGTAGTGTGCATTGACCTCGCTAAGAAGCTGCTTAACTTCTTTTAGTGTCTGCGCGGTTTCTCTTTTCTCTGCTTTTCTGCGAGAGAAAAATTTGCGAACCTTCATAACCTCAGGTACGACCTTGCCTTTGAACTCAAGAATTTCGCCAACGATCTGCATTATGACAAAGCAGCCGATAATAATAAGTCCAACCGTCGTTGGTACATCCAAATATTGAAGATACCCAACCATGCTTACTCACCTGCCACTTCTTCAGATACGGCAGGCGGAGCGTTAACAATTTTACTCATAGCGCATAAGCTTCGAATCATTTCTCGGACAACATCATAGTCGATATTATAATTGATGCTATCTGCGCTTGCTTTAATCATAGCAATTACCCATTCTTCTCGCTCGGCGCCTTCTGCAAATTTTGACTCAGCTACCTGCATAAGCTCAGTGATTTTCGCCAAGAGTACCTGCCAGTTTTTTTCTTTAATAGCCTGCTCCACATATTTGACAAGCTTTATGACAAGCGGGATGGTTGCCGCCAGACCAGAAGCAATGGCGGCAATAAGGCGAAGTATTTCTGCCCAATCCATAATGATACCTCCTACTATTCTAACCTATTGGTGTAATCAAGAGAGATCCACCCTTGACCTGACTTTAGCTTGCCCCACTTATCGGCACCCTTTCCGTCAGACTCGTCCACGATTGTGTAGACGCCTTTATCCCTGATTACGCCTACCGAATCATAATTAGTACCTGCTCCTGCGCGTATCTTCAGGGCGTTTGCGGCAACCCTTACTTTATAAGGCTTAAAGTCGCCAAGGTCAGGCTTGTCAGGCAACCCCATGAGCTTCGCGACGTCGCTGCGCACTGAATCCATGGTCTTACCGTGCTTCTTGAACCAGTGATATACGTCGCCGTGGTTCGTACCAAGCCCGAGAGCATGGCTGTCGGCATGGCAGAGAATATTTGGTACCTTAACTTCGTTCAGCATCGTATATCCATATGGGTTGATTTCGTAAAGCTCGCACAGATACGCTGTGATCTCACAAGCCTCTTGATAAACCTTTTTGAAATATGAAGCATCGGCGAGATTATCTTCGCAGATCTCGAACTGGATGAAACCGTCGTTACAAGAGCCTTTCTTACCCTTACCGCAACCCCACGGTCTATAATCCCAAGGCATAGTCTGGATTGTGGTAATGGTGCCGTCAGCCAACTTGCCTATCCAGCAGTTCACCCCGGTCTTTTTCTTAGAGTGGTTGGCGTCGTTCTTGTATTTGTTTACTCCGATTAGATCAATCATTTCCTTGCGGTTAGCGGCATTATCGTCCGGCTGCACGTATCTGCTTAGCTTGACGTTATTTGCGCCGGTGCTATGCCACAGCACACCGACAGGCTTCATCTTGGTTGTACCCTTATAGCAGGCATTCTGCGTCATCATACAAACCAGTGGTTTGTTTGAAGCATCGTACTTCATTTTCGCTCCTCCTTTTATAGGCTGGGCGGTCTGTACGGCATATTGCGTGTAATACTTCTGACCATACGCAGCGCGCATTACTCGTACTGCAGTTCCCTGGTTAGCTGGGCGTTCAAATTTTAGTAGCATGGCGTCAGAAGCTTCCATGACAGACTTAGCGGTCTTCAGAACATTAAGCACATCCTTATAGCTTCCAGACAGCTCATACATTAAAAAATCTAGTTGTGTCTCCAGATCCCCTATTGATTTATTTTTCGACTTGGCGAAATTAAGCAGGCTCTGCTTTCTTGTATGGTGCGTCCACTGGGCTAAGCCAAAGCCCGCAGAGTCTTCTACGAAGTCAGTGTACTTACCGCTGTCAACAGCGGCGACATATTCGCTATCCGTATAGCCAAGCTTTTTCTCATATGTACTTTGGAGATTATTTGGTTTAAGCGCGGACTCGGCGTACAGGTTTCCCATACATCCTGCTACTCCATAATCGTTCAGACCGCATGCCTTCAAATAGTTCCAAATTTTCTCTTCGTTGCTCGCTCCTAAAAGAGCCATGTACAACACCTCCATCCCTATCAGCCGGCATAATCGTCTGGCATCATAACGTAGTCGAGACTACCTCTCGTAAGAGGAACATCGCTTTCACATTCGCCCCCGGCGTCCAACACGTCATCAAGCCCACCGTGAAGTTTTTCGCGGTCAAGCTTTACTTGTTCGCTTTGCTTTTTGGCGTGATAAGCTTTTATGCAATAGATTGCGTAAATCAACACCTGTGCCGCGATATCGGAGATAAGTATGCCCAGATATGAAAGGTCGCTAAAGTGCCACATAGCTATCATTGCGTAGACGATTATCGAATTCAGTATTACAAACAAGTAGACGGCAATAAGCTTACTTGTCTCCATGCGGGGGGAGCTTTTATATTTTTCCTTCTCAGCTTTTAGTAGAAGATGCTTTTCTTTCTGCTGATTTTCCCTTTTAATTTTGTTCATCTCGCGCTGGAACTCGCGATCACTCAAATATCGCCCCATACCTCTGTCACTCCATTTCATGTGAAAACCCGCAAGAGTGCTATACGCACCCCTGCGGGCTGTGATTAAATGCTAGTTTTATAAGTTTCTGTTATTCGGCGCTATCTACAGGATGCTTAATCTTGTAGATAGCGTCATACTCCTCGTCGGTAATTACACCGAGATGGAGGTAGCGTTCAAGCTGAGCGTCGGTAACATAGCTCTGCTTATAACGCTCCATTATCTTTTGTGCCTTTGCGCTCATAGTAATTTCAGCCATACCTTTAACCCTCCAGAATCATAAGCTCAAGCTCAGTAATAGCTTGCTGGGCTTCGATGTTTGCAATATCAAGATCTGTAAGCATCCGCTCTGTCTCGATGTTTTTCTGCATTATATAGGCGCCTGCATCGACAACTTCAAAACCAACTTCGCCAGCTGCGCTAATATTGTAACCAGGCAGATTATATACCGTGCCGTTGATTGCGACCCCCTCTGCGGCCATGCGGTCACAAAGGCCGTAGCAGCCGTTATCCAGTATGCGAACCCAATTTGGAGTTTCTACAAGTGCAAGAGCGGCGCCATTTAACGTAAATTTTATCATGGTATGATTATCCTTTCTTATTTGGCGGTCTACACACAGATGGTAAGGTAGTAATACAAGCTTGTGGTTGCGTAGTAGCGACCTGCGCTACCGTTTGGGTCAACGAGACAGAATGCGTCAACATTGCCTGCCATTGGAGACCGGAGCCACCAATTGATGGGTTCATTAGACCATGTTTTAACTTTTGAATTTCCAGCCTTATAATAAGCATATTGAGAGCCCTCTCCAGGCACAGACCACGTTGTAGAACCGAAAACTTCCACTTCGGAAAGAAGAAAATACTTGTCTGAAGTGACTTCTGTTCCATTTGATGAGCCTCCGCCTAAACCAGATTTTTTATCGACCGGTTTCATTATACTCTTCCAGTCGGAGGGCATACTGTCACCAAATGTAGCTATAACAGATGTCCTCATATCTGAGTTTTTCCAGCCTCCAGAGTTGGTGGCGGTTGGGTTCATGTTGTATCCGCCAAAGAGAGTAGACATCAGTGTCATGCCCGCTTTACCAGTTGTGGTTTTGCTGCCATACGCTGCGTCGTCCGTTAGATCATCATGGTTAAATCCTATGATTGTCAACAGAATGTCGCC